CGAGTGAATGACCCTTGTTGGGGGTGGCTAGCCAGTACCTTTTTACCGGGGGGGGTAGTAAGAGAGCTTTTAACCCAGTCATTGCAAGCGATCTCAAAGAAACACAAGCTGTTGAAAGCTGGGTTGAGACTGAGCAAGGATGCTTTGGATGTGATGCCAGCGGGTCTCATCAAAGAAAGGTTGAGACCGATACCAGGCTTGAGCCTCTAAGGTGTGCTTGCTGTAGTTGCAACGTTGGCAAGCAGGGACGATGTTGCCGAGGTGATGCTCGCCGCCCTTACTGATCGGTATCACATGCTCCATGTGTAGGTCGCCATTAGTGCCGCAGTAGGCGCAGCAATGGTCAAACTGCACCCACCTGCGCCATAGCTGGTCAGGGCTAAGCATGAGCGTTGTGCTGCCACGCTCCCTGGCTTTACGTTCTCTCGCCTTGCTGCGGTGATAAAGCCTGAATTTTGGATCTACCATGTAGCGCCATCTAAAGTTGTGCTTGCTGCGCTCCAAATGATAGGTTTCGTAGTCCGCTGGATGCTGGCGCCAATGCTCTCGTTGTTGGTTGTACACCAAACGCGCTACTGATGGCAGGCGACCAGCCTTGCGTATGTAGACATCAATAAGCAGTCGTTCTTTGATCTGCTCAATAGTTAGGCCATCCCCCAATGACTTAGACACGGTGCAACTCTGGCAGTTGCTGAATCCGTTGGATTCAAGAAAGCCATGAGGCAGCCCATGCTTTGACCTTGACTCACGGCCATTAATTGCCCGGTAATGTTTCTGGTATGCAGCGGCTCTAGCTTTGTATACATTAGGATCAGCAATACGCCGCTTGTCTTGCCGTTCTAACGCATCAATGCGCTCACACAACGTGCAATGCCCGTTTTTAATTGTCCGAAGCGTAACCCCTTCATCCCAGAGGTGGTTGCGTTTGCATGGTGCACCGAGTCTCAAGATTGCCGCATCAAACGGCTGACCTGGCTGCACAATCTCGTAACGTTGTCTCATCGCCTGTTGGTTCAGGTGGTCACGGCCTGGGCAGTTAGAGCTGCGCCAGGCCATCATCTTAGCGGGCTGATGCCAGCGCCTTCTCCAGGCTTGACGTCAGATACCCACTGAAGCGTCGATCAACGACCTTGCCAGCGATGTCACCGATCGGGAAGCGCTCGCGGTACTTGGCTTGCTGATCCGTTGCGATGAAGTAAGGGAACAGCTGGCCCTTGCTCCTGCGGTAGATGCCAGGCGGCCGGTCACCACCCTTCGGGGTGCCAACAAAGAAGGTGCCGTTGCCCTTGGTGTTGAGGCCTTTCTGAATCCGCTTGATCGTGGCCAGTGCGACGTTGCCCGATGCGTTGAGCTTGACCAGTGAGGTGGGCACCAGCTGCGCGCCTGATGGGATGGAACGGGTGCCGACCACCTCGGCTAGGAACTTCCGCTCAAAGCCCTTTTGTGGTCGTGTGCCGCCATGGATGCCATAGCGGAGGTAACGGGCACGATCACGACCCTTAGCTGATTCAGCGAAGACAACCGCTTGAAGGGTGCTTTTGTTTGACTTCTCGACGAAGAAAGCCTTCTGCGTGAAGTTGGTCGGGCTTTGGAAGTATTGCCTGGTACTGCTGTTGACCGATGTGCGGGCATCAAAGGCGACTGAGTTCAGCGCCTGCGAGGTGGCGAAGGCCAGCTGCTTGGCCATGGTGTCGGTCCAGCTGACGGCCTTAGGCAGCTCTGACTTGATGCCGAGGTTGAGGAAAGCCATGTGCCAATGGTAGGACGCACGCCCGGGGCTGGCACCTGTCAACCTCCCTACCTCCTGACCTTCAGGACATAGACGCTATTTCCCCTGCACCTCTCCTCCTCTTATACTCTATTAAAAAGGTTAGTAGGTTAGTAAGGATAGTAAAAGGACTGCGGGGCAAGGGATCTGCTCCTGCCAACCTCATGTCAGAGGTAGGACAAACACCCATTTATTCCTACCTTCCAACCATGCGCGCTTCTTTTGGTAGCCCAGGTCCCTAAGGATCGAGGCCACCTGCATCTGGTCCGACCTACCTTGACGCTCTACCGGCTTGCCGATCGCCTCGGTCAAGATCAGCTCACTGGTGATGGGTCGGCCGAGGTTGCGGGTGATCCATTCTTGGATGGCGGACTTCCATGGGCTGTCCACTAGGTAGGTTTCATTTTCGCGATCGACCAGCTCGGCATGGTCCCGGGTGAGGTGGTTTGGTTCGCCAGCGCGGTAGGCGGCGACGGCTGCGCTCCAGATGGCGTCACGCTCGAGGAGGAGGCCATCGACGGGGATGTGCGGTGCTGCGGTAACGGGGATGACCCAGAAGCGGCGGTTGCCGGTGTCGTCCACCAGGAAACCGGTATCCCGGTTGGTACTGCCGACGATGATCGACCGCCTGGGGTAGGACTCGGTTGTGCGCTGGTAGGGCGCACGGAACAGGTCGGTCTGCTGGGTGAGGAAGGCCTTGACCTGTCCGGCGTGCTTGCGGCCGGTGATGTGATCAAGCTCGGCCCACTCCATGAGCCATGAGCGGTGGAGCACCATGAGATCGTCCTTGCTGCCGATGTCGCGGAGTGCATCGCTGAACCAGAGGCCGCCGAGGTTGCGCCAGAAGGTGGACTTACCGCAGCCCTGTGGTCCCATGAGGACGCAGGCTGAGTCATGCTTGCAGCCGGGTTCAAAGATGCGGCGCACTGCTGCGATCAGGGTCGCCTTGAGCATGGCGTCATAGAGACTGCCGGGCTGATCGGTTGGGCGGAGGTAGGCGGTTGCGAGGGTGTCGATGGGTACGGGTGGGACGTTGTCGGCGACGTGCTCGAGGTATTCGCGAACGGGATCGTGGGGGTTCTCTAGGGCTACAACGTGGACGGCATCAGCTGCCAGCTCCTTGGTGACCTTGACGCCTTGTTGTGCCAGCTGCAGGTAGAAGTGGTCGATGTGCTTGATGGGCTTCTGGTCGAGCTCAATGGTCTGGGTAAAGATGTTCCAGCGGAGTTGATCACCTAGTTGCTGGCGGAGGAGGGATAGGAGCTCATTGGATTCAAGCTTGAGGAGCTTGTCTGATCGTGGTGTAAGCTGCTCTTGCTCCCGTGGGTGGGAAGCTTTAGAAGGCCGTTCGGAGGTGATGACCGGGCGGCTTTTTTCATGGCCGGCTAGGTGCGCGAGGGTACCGAGGCTGACACCACCTGCTGTGCTGTTGAAGGACTTCCACTTGGCTTGGCAGATGCCGGGCTCGAACTTGCCTGAGGTGGCGGACCAGCGGATCCAGTCTTGGAGGAGGGAGTCATCGCCGGCGCTGTGAAGTGCCATGCCGACCTTTAGCCAGGTGTCGTAATCGTCAGCATCTGCTGCGGGGATGCGATCAAGGAAGTCTCGAGCGCGGGTGCTGTCGGTTTCGGGGATGCGGAGTAGGGGAGCTGGATCTGGTTGCTTGCGCTGCATCTGCTGCAGCAGGGGGGATGGTGCGATCGCTGCGGGCAGGTCGGCTGGTGATCGGCCTTTCATCCAGCGATAGGCGCCGGTGATGGGGTGAGCACCTGCGACGACGGACTGGCAACCAGCCCATCGGAGCTCGAGCTGCTCGCCTTTGACGGAGCTGCGTAGCTTGGTGGTCTTGATGGTTGGCCAGAACGGCTCGGGGACTTGGTAGATGATCTGGAGGCGACCATCACGGCCTGAGGTGACGGCCCAGGATTTCGGAAGCTCGCGGAGTGGTGCGCCGATCTGTTCAAGGACTTCGGAGGCGCCAAGGCCATCGTGATCAACGAATAGGAGGCCGCCGGACTGCGGGCCTGCGATGACGCCGATGGCTACGGCACGGCCGGCGAGGATCTCGGTCTTGAGCTGGCTCCGGGTGAGTGGGTTCTTCTGCCACTCGGGCTGGTAGGGGCGCTTGTCATTGCCAACGGCGACTAGCGCCCAGGCAGCAGGAAGTCTGTCCAGCTCGGTGATGAGCGGGTGGGTGGTCATGGGTGGGGCCTTGTGGGCCTCGGGATCTTACCGGTTAGGTCGGCAGGTTGGAGAGTAGGGCCTGCACATCGGTAACAGACCGGGCGATGCCGGCTAGGCCACCTGCGTGGGTGACGGCCTCGAGCCATGCCTGCTGCTCGGGCCTGACCCGGCCTGTGGGGGTCTTGACCTCGATGCTGGTAAAGACGGCCAGCCTGGTGCCGACCATGGCCGGGGTAATGGTGACGGTGCGCCAGCCGATCAGGTCAGCGGACCCACGGGCTAGGCCGAAGGTGACGAGCCGGCCCGTGCGGGGATCGGGCAAGGAGCCGACCTGATTCCGGAAGATGCGGGCATCGGGGTTGGTGCCAAGGGCTATGCGGATCTGCTGCTGGAGGGTGGTTTCGGCGTTAGCCATGCTTACCTTGCCGGGCGAAGTGCACATGCTTGGCCCATGCGACGGGATTCTTCATGCCTCGCGCTTGACCGATGTGTATGAGCTCCTGCAGGGTACGAGCCTGGGCCTGCTGACGCCGATCGCGGGCACGCGCACGGGCAACGGCATCGCGGGCCAGCTCTTGGAGTTCGCCAGCCTGTTGCTTGAGCTCACGGGTGTTGAGCTTGCTAGGTGTGCCGCAGACCGGGCACTGTGGCGCCGGCTTGAACGCTGCAAAGCAGGCCTCGCAGGTGCGAACGCACGGCGCTGGCGGGCCGCCTTTGCTGGTGCGTTGCCTGGCGTCGTCAAGGGACCAGTCGCGGTGATCATCGGGGAAGCCATGGCGGTGGACGTTGCCGACGTGATCAAGGATGATCGCCGCGGCCTTGCCCGGGGCTGGCCTGAGGACACGGCCAACCTGCTGGAGGTAGAGGCCTTCTGATTGCGTGGGCCGCAGGAGAATGGCAACGGCAGCACCCGGGCAGTCGAAGCCCTCGGACACCACGTCAACGGTGACGAGCACCTGGAGCTCACCTGCAGCGAACTGGGCCACCAAGGCGTCGCGGTCGGTTGTATTGCCCAGAAGGGTGGCTGCGCTGATACCTGCGGCATTGAAGGCATCGCAGACGGAGGTGGCGTGGTTGACGTTGCAGCAAAAGGCGATCGCGGGCTGACCTGCTGCAATGCGTTGGTAGTGGCTGATGGCATCACCGGTGACGGTTGGCCTGGTCATGGCGGCCGCGGCCTGGTCGTTGGCGTAGTCGCCGGCCCGGGTGCGGATGCCGGTCAGGTCTGCTACCTGCGGAGGCGCGTAGAGCTTTACCCGGGTGAGGTGACCAGCGGCCATTAGATCAGCCGTGGATGGCCCGAGCACCAGCTTGGAGAACATGGCACCGAGGCCGCGGCCGTCTTGCCTGATCGGAGTGGCGGTAACGCCGAGGAGGAAGCTGTCCGGCCAGTGGCTGATCACCTTGGCCCAGGTGCCGGCGATGGCGTGATGGGCCTCGTCAATGACGATCAGATCAGGCTGCCAGTTTTGCCGCTCGAGGCGCCGGGCGAGGCTCTGGACTGAGGCCACTTGGACGGGGTGATCCGATGACTCGAAACCGGCGGCGATGATGCCGTGGTTGACGCCGGCCTGGGTGAGCTTGGTGCTGGCCTGTCGGATCAGCTCACGGCGGTGGACGAGGATCAGCACGCGCCGTCCGCGGTTAGCTGCTGCTTGGGTGATGGCGCTGAAGATGACAGTCTTGCCCATGCCGGTGGGGGCGACGAGCAGGGGCGCCCGGACGCCGAATCGAAAGGCTTGCCGCAGATCGGCGATGGCCTGCTGTTGGTAGGGACGTAGTTGCATGATGGGCGCCGATGCGGTACGATGCTAGCGGTTGCCACCCACTATGGACAACACCGCTTACCACGCCCACCCAGCGATCAGCAAAAGCCACCTCGACCAGGTGGCCCGCAGCCCGCTGCATTACTGGGCCGCCTACCTGGACCCCAACCGGGTCGCTCCAGAGCCGACGCCAGCAATGGCGATCGGTTCCGCCGTGCACACCCATGTGCTTGAGCTCAACCAATGGGATGCTCGCTACGTCACGGCACCTGAAGGCATCGACCGCCGCACCAAGATCGGGAAGGCCGAATGGGAGGTGTTCACAACCGCCTCCACGGGTCGCACGGTGCTCACCAAGGCCGATGCCAATCTGGTGATGCGCATGGGCCGCTCGGTCTTCGGCCATCCTGCAGCAGCAATGCTGCTTGGCTTGCCCGGGAAGGCTGAGACTACTCACATGTGGACAGATGCGGCTACGGGCCTCCAGTGCAAGTGCCGGCCGGATTGGCTGACCGATGACGGCATGCTGATGGTGGATCTGAAGACCACTGAGAACGCATCACCGCGGGAGTTTGCCCGCTCGATTGCGCAATGGCGCTACCACGTCCAAGCAGCGTGGTATCTCGACGGCATCGAGCAGGCCACCGGCACCCGGCCCGAGCAGTTCATCTTTATCTGCGTGGAGAAGAAGGCACCGTTCGCCTGCGCCGTCTATGCCGCAGATGCGGAGATGATCGCCGCGGGTGCCCAGACCGCAGCGCGTGACCTCGAGGTGCTCGCCACCTGCAAGGCGGCCGACGCATGGCCTGGCTACAGCGACCAGATCGAACCGATCAGCCTGCCGGCCTGGATGACGCCCGGCAGTACCCAGCAACAACCACACACCGAGATCGAGCTCTACTAATGACCCAATCCACTGCCATCACTACCCAGTCGAGCGGCTCGGTGTTCTCCGGCATTCAGGCGTTTGAGGACGCCCAACGGATTGCTAAGGCCCTGGCCAGCAGCACGCTGATCCCTCCGCAGTTCCAGGGGCAGCAGGGGTTCGCCAACTGCCTGGTCGCCTTGGAGATTGCCAACCGCATGGGCATCAGCCCATTCTTGGCGATGCAGCATCTGCATGTGATCCATGGTCGCCCGAGCTGGAGCAGCAGCTTCATCATCGCGATGGTGAACGGCTGCGGCCGCTATAGCCCGTTGCGATTCGAGATCAGCGGCACTGGCGACAGCCTGGCTTGCTATGCCGTGGCCACTGACCTTGCCAGTGAGCAAGAGCTCAAGGGACCGACGATCACCATGACGATGGCCAAGAAGGAAGGCTGGGCCACCAAGACCGGCAGCAAATGGGCGACCATGCCCGATCTGATGATCCGCTACCGGGCTGCTGCCTTCTGGGGTCGGCTCTATGCCAGTGATCTGCTGCTGGGCCTCCAGACCCAGGAGGAGGCCATCGACATCCAACCTGTGACCGTTAAGACTGAGGTGCCCAGCCTGGATGATCTGAATGCCAAGATCACCGAACCCGTGGTGACTGCTGAACCTGATGACGACATCTTCTGAGTTTCTGACCGACGCGCAACTGGCAGCGCGTTGGCAGGTTCATCGTCAGACATTGATTCGCTGGCGACGGCAATCAACCGGGCCAGCTTATGTGCGCATTGAAGGGCGCGTGCTCTATCCCCTGGCCGAGGTGGAGCACTACGAAAAGGCCAACACCATCACCCACGAACAACCATGACTTTCAACATCAAAGGCGCCATTTTCAAGAACACCGCCGAGAAGCTGCAGCAGCGGCTGGGCGACCGTTATGACGCGAGCAAGAAGTATCCCGATGTTGATGGCGTGTTCGGGATTAAGGAGGAGGATCGGATGGCGTTTGCCAGCTACATCATGAACGCCGCGGTAAACGACAAAGGAGAGGTGCCGCTGCGGGTGACCGGGTACAACAACACCAGCCAGTCAAGCGGGGTGAAGTATCTGGGGCTGTCGATCGAGCCGGACTTCAAGACGCTGAAGGCGATCGAGGAGGCCCAGGTGGCTGCTGCTCCGGTGCAGGTGGTGGACGTGTCTCAGGACGATCTGTTCTGATGCAGTGCCCGAAGTGCAGCCACAGCCGCCATCGAGCGGCGATCACCAACAGCCGGATGCTGGACCAGGTGGTGCGCAAGCGGGTCTGTGAGGAGTGCGGCCATGTTTGGTTCACGGTGGAGGCGGAGGTAAGCCGGTACTCGATCGGGTGGTCCTCGGAACACCAGAACAAGCCGGTGCTGCGTGTGCCGGTGACTCTGCAGCTCGGCTTTGTGCCGTGCCTGCCGCCGGGCCGGCCACCGCTGCCACATTACGAACTGTAACAGCCTGATTGATGCGCTACGGGCGGTGGGGGATAATTAGGGGACGGCCGACGAGGCCTCCCACCCACACCGCCAACCATGACCCGCGCTCCTTTTCAAGTCGGACAGACCTACTACGGCTCCCTCAGCTGCGCTCACGGATCTTTCCCCGTCACTTGCATCAAGCGCACCGAGAAGTCCGTCTGGTTTGAGCACGCCACAATGCCCGAGCACTACCCGACCAGACGCGCTAAGGCCAATGCTTGGCACGATGGCTCCGAATCCGCCAACTTCCGCGGCTGGTACATCTCTTCAGATTCAGTCAAGGACAACGGCTGGGACATGCAATTCGCCTAAGCCCTTCGGGGCTTTTCCCTTACCCACTCACCCCATGCTTACCTTCACCGCCCTGCTGGTCTGGAAGCTGTTCCTGCCGCTGCTTGTCCTGATCGCCGTCATCGACTGGCTTACCGCTTCCGACGATCGCCGCGTCCGCATCCTGCGCCGCACCGGCATCAGCCAGCGCCAGATCGCTGGTCGCCTCAACCTCACCCGTTACCGCGTCTCGAAGGCGCTCGCATCATGATCACCAACATCTGGATCAACCGCGCCGCCGCCTTGTTTCTGCTGGTGGCGGTCTATGCCCTCGCCTACGACAACGTGAAGCAGCAAGCTGCACAAGCGCATCACAATCACCCGGCTGCTCATCAAGAGCTGAAGCCATGACGACACCCCGCCAGTTCTTCTTCCAGATCCGTTCGGCCAGCGTCATCGAATCAATCATGGCTCACACGCTGGCTGAGGCCAAGCTGATCGCCATGCAGTCTGGCTGGAAGCCGTGGTTCTCCGAGATGGAATGGCTCAACCCCGAAACCGTTACCGATCCAGCAATCCATGACTAAGACGACAGGAGCAATGCTGCCTTGGCAGTGGAGCGAAGAACTGCCCACCAGCCAGCATGGTGAAGGTGTGAGCCGCCCGCGATCCGGCAATCAAACCCGTGAGTTCCGGGTGCTGGTCTTGAAGCCCGGCGCCCAGCCGATGACCTGGATCACTTACGCCGAATCAAAGCGCCACGCGATCCGCTACGCCCAGGCCCGCTGGCCCGGCGCTGAAGTGGAGGTGGCGTAATGGGTGACGACATCCGCGGCAAGCTGGAAGCGTTGATTACCGACTCGAGCATGTTCCATGCTGGGCAGCAGGACGAGCGGTTGCGGCTGTGCCGGCTGATCGACATCCGGCTGGATGACCTAGGCAAGCTGGGCAACTATTCGCACTTTGCAGCCCGCCGAGAAGAACTGCTCATCATTCGCCAAGCACTAAGAGATCACCCATGAAGCAATTCCAACTAGACAACCGCCGCCACGAAATGCTTGAGGCCTTGTACGCCAAAAGCGGCCGCGCTGATCTGCCTAAAGGCGATCCACTGCGCTCGACTTACACCGGACTCTGGCAGGAGTTTTGCCAGGACCTCGGTCCCAACTTCCGTGATGCCGACTACAAGCAGCTACATGCTGACGTGTGCCAGGCGATGGATGACAGCGGCTCGGTGATGACCGCCAAGCAAGCGCATCAGGCGATCGCCACCTGCCGCCGCTACCTGCTAGGGAAGTGGGCATGAGGAGGCTTCTGCTACTGCTGGCCATGCTCACCGCACCTGCCCAAGCACGCACCGTGACTGCCACCGTCTACGATGGCTGGTATCACAACAGGACCGACGCCTGCGGTGGCACGTACCAGCACTGGGGCATCAGCGCAGCGCATCCGTGGCTGCCATGTGGCACCAGGGTCCGCGTCACCCACGGCAGCCGGTCGTTGGTGGTGCGGGTGTGGGACCGCTGCGATTGCAACAGCATTGACCTATCAGCCGGTGCCGCCTATCGGCTTGGTGTGCCGCTTGATGGTATTGCTCGAGTGAGGATTGAATACTAATGACTGACCCCACCCCCAACGACCTCCCAGTGCCTACGCCGCTATCACCCGCCGCTCAGGCCGTGCTGGATGCTTACTGGGAAACATTCAATGCTCCTCTTGAAGGCGCAATACATCGGCCACTAGCCGCCGCCCTTCGTGCTGCTGCTGGTTATTTGTTTCCAAACGACACAGCTCAGCAGTGCTACGACCGTCTCCTCGCCATCGCTACCGAACTGGAGGGCCAACCATGACCACTGACCCCAACAATCTCCCACCGCCGGAGCTGCCGCCGTACTGGCCGACAAAAGGAGAGGTGATTCAGCTCGCCATGGATACTCGGCTGTGTCACTTCCAAGCCACTGCCGGAGATCCTATCCAGTACGAAATGACCGAGGCACAACTTATCGCTTTTGCCCGCGCCGTTCTTGAGAGGTGGGGAACCCCACAACCAGAATCACCGGAGGATGACGATAAGTGGCCCCACTTATGATCACCACTTTTGTTCTTTGCGCCATTGCATTCCGCCTCGGCCAGATTGTCGGAACGATGTGCCCACTTCTACCCCGAGACCGTGATCCTGACTGGCGGCGAAGTTTTGCTCACGAAAACATCAACAAGCCAACAACACCGCCACCGCTCAAATTGAAACGCAGTGGTGGCTATCAACCATTAGCACAATCAACCAAAACCAATCCCCCGCCAAGCAACCCATGATAACTACCCTTGTAACTGCCTGGATGCTGGGCTGTGTTAATGGCTTTTTTATTGGAGTCCTTGCAGCCAGCAGGCCGAAAAGTCCACGAATTCGCCTAGACGAAGGCACCGTCCAGCGAGGTAATAACAACGGCGGCCCCACAACCATCAAGCCGCAAATCATCTCCAAGCCTCAATTCCCACCACCTCAAAAAATCAGGGAGGATTTCTGGTTCGATGACTGACACCTTCACAGCCGGCGGCCTGCGCATCGAGCGCCGCCACGATCGGTGGAACGGCACCAGCTACATGGCCTGGCGGCCCCATGTCTCGATGCTGTTCACCGACACCAAGGAGCTGCTGCGCTTCATCGGGTGGCCTCGGAAGACGCCTACCGGCGAAGCCCTGCGCGAGTGGCTCAATGGCCCTGCCGCAGAGCCCAAGCCGCCGCCCAAGGCACCCGCAGCAGACGCCAGCAGCTTCGGCCCTGATCCTGAGGATCCCAACTACCAGACCCGCACAGTTATCTGACATGGATTTGGTCAACCAACCACCGCACTACTGCCAAGGCGGTATCGAGTGCATCGATGCGATCGAGGCCGCGCTGACGCCCGAGGAGTTCCGCGGCTACTGCAAGGGGAACGCGATCAAGTACGCCTGGCGCGAGCGGCACAAGGGGCAGGACAGCTCGCTTGCTAAGGCCGCCTGGTATCTCGCCCGGTTGCTCGGCAAACTGGAGCCATGAAAGCCTCGCATCTGGCCACCTTGACCTTCTGGGAACGGCTGGCGGTTGCCCTGCTGGTGCGCAGCCCGCGGACCAGTCTGGTGGTGGTGAAGGAACGCGACACCTCGATCGTGTTCGTTTCGGCCGATAGGACGGATCGGGTGGCCGACTATGTCGTCTCGGGTCTTCAGAACCCCGATCCGGCTTGCATGGTCCTGGAGCGGATCTACCACGCGCCAAGTTCCGGTGAGGCGGAATGATCAGCCTGTACGGTGGCCGGTTGCTTCTCTTCTGCGATCAGGCCGACCGTACTTGGCGCGCCCGCGTGGTACTTGGCCCGAAGGCTGAGCACCAGATGGAGGCCGACACTGGCGCCATCCGGCTGCAGGATGCGATGCTGCGCGCGCAGTCGATCTACCAGATGGCTCGTGCCAAGATCCGGCCGGATGATGCGCCGCGCATGTGCTGGGACTGCATTCAATGGGAGGCAACGCGCAAGGGATGCGGTCTTGATTTCCCCGAAGCGCGGCAGAGCGGCGGCCGGTTTGCAGCACGCTGTGAGCTGTTCGTGCTCGATCGGCCATGAGCCAGTCAATGGGCACTGTAAGCTAAGGGTGCTCTTGGTTTTTATTTGCAGTGAGCAGCAACAGCAAAAGGCAGGCAGTGCCTATTGTCGTGCAAGGCGTTTGCTTCCCAACTATTGAGGCTGCTGCTAGGCATCACGGTCAGCCAGCCAAGCTGTTCAGAAAACGGATGCTGTGCAGCGGCTTGACCCCTGAGCAAGCGCTTGAGCTGGAACCGTTCCCTGATGGGTTTGTCCCAGGTAAAGGGCAGTTTGCTCGGGCAAGAGGAGATCAACGCAAAGCAGTTGAGCAACAGACGGGTTTGCGCCGATGCGGCAAATGTGGCGAGCACTGGCCACTTCATGCTTTTAGCAGGCAAAAAGGAGAGAAGTTGAGCAACAGGTGCAAAAAATGCACCTCAGCAGCTTTGATCAAAACCCGATACGGGCTGGATGTTGAGGCTTTTAATAAGTTGGCAGAAGGTCAGGGTTGGCAATGCGCCATCTGCCGCTGTGACCTAAAGATTTACAAAGGCACTTCTTATCGGGACAAAACTGTTGCCGTTGATCATTGCCATAAGACCGGAGCGGTGCGGGGATTGCTTTGCAATTGCTGCAATACGGGTCTAGGCAGTTTTGGCGATAACATCAAGCATTTGGAAGCGGCGATCAATTATCTTTGCCAACCCAGTGCTGAATTGCTGCTTCCTTTACATGACTCCAAAAGTCTTGTTGCCTAAACCAGTCTTGCCATTCCCGATCTCCTTTTTGTGAATTGCACATCAAGCAGCATGAAATTGTATTTGAACGGTGCTGGCCTCCCCCTTTTGATCTGGGCACCACGTGATCAAGGGTGGGGCTGCGACCGAGCGGATCGCCGCAGTAGGCGCACTCGTAGTTCCAAGCGAGGTGGATTTGATCACGGGCTGATCGCCGGGTGACCAAGCGGGTGTCGTCAATGTGTGCTTTGTCCACCGAGATCGAGCGGCAGGGGCAAGGCCTCGACTGAAAGCTCGAGGATGTCGTCGTCGTTGCCGATGTGCTCTGTGATGCGGCTGTAGAGATCAGCCGGCAGCTCGTCCGGGTTGGTGTCGGAGCGGTAGATGACTTTTGCGGTGATCTCGATCAGGAAAGCCTGCATGGGATGACCGCCGCTAGGCCAACGGTAACGGACGCGACCTGATCGGCTGGAGTGTTACAGATTGTGAACTGACCGGGCAGAGCGGGGAGGGTGCGCTGCTGGTGGTGTAGGATTCACACATCAACCGCCACCGACCGATGATCACCTTCACCCTCACCAAGCAAATCACCGAGCAGTGCAGCGAGGAGATCCGCTTCACCGTTTACAGCACCGACACCGAGAACTACCGCGCCGTCGAGATTGTCGGATTCCAGACCAGTGCCAACAAAGACAAGATGATTCAAAAAACCCGCGCAGCTCGCCACTTCATCGGCAACAGCCGCTACCTGTACCGCTCCTTGATCAAGCAGGGCTGGGTCGCCGCCTGACCCTCACCGGGCCGCTCCGGCGGCCCTTCCACTATGCCTAAGCTCGACCCCGACTACGACGACATCCCCGAGGACGAGGATGATGATGACAACGACGACGACCGCGATCACCCCAGCCTTACTGCTGCCGAACGTAACCCATCCATGAAATGACCTACATCCTCGACCTTGGCCTGTGGCACGTCGGCCCATTCCCAACCCACATCGCCGCGCAGCATTGGGCTGAAAGCCATGGCGTCGAGAACTACCGCATGATCCCGTTGGATGATCCGGCCGAAGCACCTGCCAAGGTCATTCGCTACCGCCAAACCGGACTGGTTAGCCCTTGCTGGCCGTGACGGCCTCATTCATGTTGTAGCGCCCAGTCACCGCATAGGTGCGGGCCGGGATGCCATCCATCTTCTGGAAGACCATCTGGCCGATCTTCATGCCAGGCCAGATCGCGATCGAGTGATAGCGCCGAGCGTTGGTCAGCTCCAGCGTCAGCCTGCTGCCATGCCACCCTGGATCGCAGAAGCCAGCCAGCAGGTGCTCGAGGCCCTCCCGTGCCCGGCTGGACTTCAGCACGAACTGAGCCGCGATGAAGTCCGGCAGGTTGAAGATCTCGCGGGTTTCCGCCAGGCAGAACTCACCCGGCGCCAGCCAGTAGGGATCGGCCTGGGTGTAGTGGGCGATGCCAAGGATCTCGAGTTCGTGGCGGTACTCCACCTCGACCATCAGCCGGTCTCCCAGCAGCACGTCGATGCTGGCCGGGTTGACCAGATCAGGATCAAATGGCACCACCATCGCGTGCTTGCTGCACAGGTGGTGGATCTCGTAGTCGGGCAGCGGCACAAGCTGATCAGTGAACCACCGATAAAGTTAG